CATAACACCAGTTTCTGCTTTTCAAAGCACAAACTTAACTAGTAAAATTGATTCCTTCTCTCGTTTAGCAGATAGGATAACACGATCGCTAGGTGCTCCGTTAGTTAATCTCGAACTACATCATGATCAACTATTTGAAAATATTTCTATTGCATGTGAAATGTTTGCAAAATTTGCAGGCTATACAGAAGAATATTTAATTTTTGATTCTAATCTTTACGAAGATGGTAAAGGTATAAGACTAGATGCGCTATTCACTATTACACCTTACTTTAATCAGCGTATAGTTCCTTCAAGCACAGTTTATGCTGCAACATCTACTATTCCCGCAGCAGCTTTTGCTTCTTCACCTGCTTTATCTTCAACATATAGCGCCGGTATTTTTGAAAATCAAATTCTTACAACAACAGCATATTTAAGTGTTATTAATTTTAACGGTGTCCTAGGTAACTATTTTGTCGCCTCACAAAACAGTCAAACAAATTATATTAATAGTTTTGACTATGATGTTATGGATTATAGAAAAGTTATAGATATTGTAGACTTCGAAGAAGGATCTACTACAGGTGTTAATACGCTCTTTACAATTGAGCAGACATTAGCTCAGCAAACATATTTTAGTTATGCGATGGGTAATTATGGATTCGATTTAATTAGTTGGTATACTTTAAAGAACTGGCTAGAAGTTAGAGAGAAATTACTAGCTCAAAAGAGATCAATATCTTTTAACGACAGAACACAATATATGCAATTCTACCCACCCCCTCGTACCCCGGGCTCTGGAAGTAGATTCTATGGAGTGGTTAATTGCTATGTTGAAAGACCTCTTAGAGACTTAATTAAGGAGCAATGGGTATATCAATATGCTCTCGCTTTGAGCAAAATATCTGTAGGCAATGTAAGAGGTAAATATACCGGTACAACACTCTTCGGTGGCGGTCAAATTAATTACAATGATCTTCTTTCACAAGGATTGAATGAAAAAGAAAAGCTCGAACAAAAGCTATACGAAGGCGCGCCAGGATTGGGTGATGCAGCCCCGCCTTCATTCTTTGTAGGATGATACCTCCTAACGGCAATAATAAATATAGGCAAGGTTTGTTTAAACCAAAAAATTCTTCTAAATACGTAGGGAGAACACCTCCAGTATATCGTTCGGGCTGGGAATTAAGGTTCTTTAGATGGTGTGACGAAAATACAAATGTATTAGAATGGGCCTCCGAAGCAATTATTATACCCTATGTTAACCCTATTGACGGTAAGGGTCATAGATATTATACAGATGGAGTTGTAGTAATACGCGAAACAAACGGTATAAACAAGTATATTATTGAGATAAAGCCTAGTGATCAATGTAAGCAACCAACGGCGGGAAGAAAGAAAAATAGCACGTTAATTTATGAGAATAAGAGGTATATTCAGAACATGGCTAAATGGAATGCTGCTAAAAAGTGGTGTGAACAAAGGAATTATAAATTTCTAATATTAACAGAGAAAGAGCTAGGATTAAGATAATTATGTATTAAATTAATAAATAATATTATGGCTTTACGCTTATTAGTCGAAACACCAGCTCCAGAAGAGCAATTTGAATACATTTTAGAAGAAAAAAATTCTAAAGAACCAGCAAGACTTTATATTCAGGGACCTTACATGATGTGTGAAACGGTTAATAAGAACCAAAGAATTTACGCGCGTGATGATATGGAAAAAGAAGTTAATCGCTACATTGCTGAAATGGTTAATACAAAGAGAGCAATGGGTGAATTAAATCATCCTACTTCTGCTGAAGTAAATCTTGAAAGAGCATGTCATATTGTTAACAATATGAGAATGGAAGGTAACTATGTAATGGGTAAATCGCAAGTACTTTCTACACCTATGGGTCAAATTGTTCGTTCACTTATTAATGACGGCGTTAAAGTTGGAATGTCTAGCCGCGCGCTTGGTAAACTTAATGAAGGTACCGGTGGAGTCAATCGTGTTACTGATATGAGATTAGTAGCAGTTGACTGTGTTGCTGACCCATCGTGCCCAAAAGCTTTTGTCAATGGCATTCTCGAGAGTAAGCAATTTGTTTTAGATATGAATGGAGCTTTAGAAGAAGTTTATGAAGGCTTAGAAAAAGCCATTAAGAATCTTCCAACAAAAGAAGTTCAAACATATCTTAAGGAACAAATTATTTCCTTTTTTACATTTCTAAGAACATCATGAGCCAGGAGCAGATAAGTGAGGCTGGCTTAGGTAAAGCATTAGGAGCTGCTGCGGCTTTGGGAGGTGGTGCTCTTCTAGCTAATAAAGCAGGTTCATTTTTAAAACGTAATCCACAAGCTGCAGGAGCTTTAGCTTCTGGTGCAGGTGCAGCTGCAAAAGGATTAATATCGTTAATTGCCCCTATAGTAAAAGAAGTTGGACCTGCTGTTGCTAAATCAATCTTAAAACAAAAGTATGGTATTGATATACCTGACTCTACAATTCAAAAAGCAGCTTCTGCTCCTACTGTCAGTACTTCTATGGGCTCTCAAGGTCTTGCTGTAGCAGGTCAACAGCAGCCTCAACAGCAACCACCAGTAATTAATAAGTCACCTGAAGCAACAACCACAACAACAGCAACTACAACTACACCTTCTACTACACCGACAAAAACAATTTCTTCTGATTTAATTTCTAAGCTTCAAAATGACCCAGATGTCAAAGGTCTAATGTATCTAAATAAACCGGATACAGATCCTGATGTTGTTTCTAAAAAAACATCTATAGCTAAAAAATATGGTATTAATCCTGATGATGTTAAATCTTATCTCAAGCAGATTAATCCTGAATCTGTCTATAAGAAAGGCATGTTATTAAACGAGTTTATACCCGCTCTTCTAGCAGCAGGTAGAACACTAGCGCCAATAGTAGCAAGACAAGTAGCCTTGCAAGTTGGAACTGATATGGCTTCTAAAGCTATTATCAAGAAATTACAGCAGAAAAAAGATAATAAAGATATAAATAATAATGAAATGGAAGAGTCTAAGAAAAAGAAAGTTATAGCTAAAGAAGGTATTGGTACCGGTACTCTAGGTGCTGTAGCTGGTGGGATGCTCGGTGGACCTGCAGGTGCAGTTATTGGCGGTCTCACTGGTGCAGCTGCTCCTAAAGCTGTTAAAGAAATAAAGAGCGCCGTCTCTAGTGAAAATGAAGAAGATAAGAAAAAGAAGAAAAAGAAGGTTAAAGAGTCTTCCGATATTTCTAAATTAGTTAGTCTAATTTCTCAGAAAAATTATGCTGAGGCAGATAAATATTTAAAGAACGTTGTCGATTCTAAAATTAAAGATAGAATTGAGAGCGCTTCAAACATAAATATATTTTAATATGGACAACAAAATAACAGACGCTCTAAAGACAGCAACAAAAGACATTCTTACCGAGGATGTTTTAAAAGAAATCGAATCCGCATTTAATGCCTCTGTTGATGAAAAAGTAAAACTTCATGTTGAAAAAGCTCTTATGGAGCAAGATTCCGATTATTCAAAGAAACTCGAAACACTTTTAGAAGCTCTCGATACCGATCATACAAATAAGCTTAAGATGGTTGTCGAAGCTATTGATTCCGATAGAGCAAATAAATTAAAAGCAGTTGTTTCAAAATATGAAAACGCTTTAAATTTAGAAGCTAAGAATTTTAAAGACACTTTAGTTGAACAGGTTAGCAAGTATCTAGAGGCTTACCTCGATGAGAAAGTACCTGCCACTGAAATAAACGAAGCAGTAAAGAATAAGAGAGCAATCTCTGTTCTTGAAGAAATTCGTAAACTTCTCTCCGTTGATATGGCACTCGCGAATGACAACATTCGTGATGCAGTTGTTGACGGTAAGCAGAAAATAGATGAAGCTGCAACGCAGCTTGAAGCCGCTAATAAGCAGGTTAATAAACTCTCTGATGAGAATAAGAAGCTAAAAGCTAATCTTGTTCTCGAGACGAAAGTATCCAATCTTGATGAAGATAAGAAATCATACATGAAGAAGATGCTAGCGAATAGAACAGCAGAGTTTATCTTAGAGAACTTTGATTATACATTAAAGCTCTATGAGAAAACTGAAGAAGAGCGGCTTGTAAATCTTAAGTCTGAAGCTTTAACTGAAGCTTCTTCAAATGCAGTCGATAGACCAGTAATTGAAGAGTCTGCAGTTACAGGAGAAGAAGCAGTTGATCCGTCATTCAATAACTACCTCTCCGAGCTACAGAAGTATTAATTTCGTAAGATTTACTTGAGGGCTTAAGCCCTGAATAGTAAAAAGGTCGACATTTAAGTATAAAGGTATTTTATATATTATGGCAAAACAAATCCGTCCTACACAGGCTTACATCGATGAGTCACGTGCGCGCGTTTTGCTTGAGAAGTGGGCACCAGTATTGGACTACTCCTCAAACAACGTCGCCACGATTGAAGACGATCACACTCGTTTGAACACCGCCATCCTCTTGGAAAACCAAGAGAAGTGGTGCTTCGAAGCCAGCAATTCTTCTGGCGGCACGGGTGGAGTATTTAGTGGTGGCAGCATCAATGCTGGTGGAGCTGGCAATCAGTTCCCCTCGCAAAATGATGGTGCTTATGCTCCTAACGACTCACGTCTTCCTAAGATCCTCATTCCGATGATTCGCCGTACGTTCCCTGAGTTGATCACTAACGAAATCGTTGGTGTTCAGCCCATGAGCGGACCCGTAGGTCTAGCTTTTGCACTCCGTTATAAGTACGAACCTACAAGCTTAGGTTATCAGTCTGGTAGCATTGATGGTAACACTGGCGCCACCCAATTCGGTGGTTCCACAAACCGTCAAGGTCTATCAGCTAATCCTGAGCTAGGTTATCAGTACCTCAACACTGGATTTACCGGTACCACCACGAATGCATTTTCTGGTGCTGCTGGCTACTTCACAATGGTTGATCAGGACAAGGGTGTTGCACAGTTGCTCGCTAATTTCGAGTTAAACAGCAATATTCCTCAGGTCGTGGTCAGCTTTGAGAAGACCGCTGTTGAAGCTGGTACCCGTAGACTCGCTGCTCGTTGGTCAGTTGAACTCGAGCAGGATCTGAAGAACATGAACGGTATTGATATCGATACTGAGCTCACAAACGCTATGTCGTATGAGCTACAGGCCGAAATCGATCGTGAAATGATCATCAGAATGATCCAAACAGCCCTTAACGCTGGATTCGGCACAGGCTTCTCAGTCTGGTCGCCCGTTTCAGCAGACGGTCGTTGGCTCGTTGAGCGTAATCGTGACTTCTATCAGAGGCTTATTGTTGAGGCTAACAGAATTGCAGTACGTAACCGCCGTGGCGCGGCTAACTTCATCGTAGGTACACCTCGTGTGTGCGCTATCCTTGAAATGTTACCCGAGTTTCAGTGGGTTCCGGTACAGGGCAATGTTAACACTCAGCCCGTAGGCGTCGCTAAAGTTGGATCATTGGGTGGTCGTTTTAACGTTTACCGTGACACTCGTACAGAGGCACAGTTCGAAGCTAACGCCGGAGGAAACTTCGGTGGCAATGGTGGATTCCCTCCCTATGGCACACAGACTCGCACTACACGCCTTGAGTACGCCCTCCTTGGTTACAAGGGTCCGGAATTCTATGACACTGGTATCATCTATTGTCCTTACATTCCGGTTATGGTGCAGAGAACTATTGGTCCTAATGACTTCGCTCCTCGCGTTGGTCTATTAACACGTTATGGTGTTGTAGATAACATCTTTGGTGCGAATCTTTACTACCACGTGATTATTCTGCAAGGTCTCGGAACTGCGTTCCTACCTGGCCAGTCATCAGTCTACTTCTAAGCAATTAGAAGGTGCGATAAAAAAGAAAGCAGCTTTCACCTGGTTCGTCCCAGGATCTTTAAAAAAAGGCCTCTTGCGGGGCCTTTTTTTTGTTTAAATATAAAAAAATCTACTGTATAGAATAAATATTATTATGGCAACATCAATTACTTCAGTGCTTTCTACACCAGCTAGTTTAGCTAGTACATACAATGCAACAAACTCTGCATTTACCGCATCATTCTCAGTATCTGGATTAATTGATAGTAACTTCCCTACCGGCGTTCTTTCTGGTTCCGGTAGCGTATTTAACGCCACGCTTTCTTATACTGTAACAGCTAATTCAAGCAATTTTATTACAGATAACGGGAATTCTGTTCTTCTCAGCTTAGGTAGTATATACGGTACACAAAGCTTTGTCGGATTTGTAAGACCAGGTAGTACATATTCACAAACAAGAA